GCCGCGATTTCGGATGCGGTGTATGTTATCGAAGGCGATGAGACGGCACTGAACGCGCGCACAACCGACGAGCCGTTGAGGATTTCCACATCGTAACTTTCGGACTGTTCGCTCATCGGGATTTCGGTTTGATCCCAGCTATCGCTTGACGGCGCACGGTCGCGGCGTATCCAGGACAGCAGCAAATCCGCGCCGTCATCCGCATAGACCGCCTTCAATTGGCACGGTGAAAACGGCCTGTAGCCAACGCCTTTGAACTGCTCGGATGCGCCCTGAAAGGCCGGATCGGAAATCGGTTTTCCTTTTGACCCCCAGAGATAGTTGAACGGCAGCGCATATTGATTTTGCGGCAACGACAATTGTTCCGGCGTGCCGTCAAGCACCACGACACGCGCGCCTGCCGCGACCGGATCGGCCATCGCGCTTTCGGTGCCCGCCTGCCCGCGCAACAGCCGCGTCAGCGTCCACTGATTTGTGCCGGTCAATTCCGCGTTGGCGAATTGCAATACTTCCCAATTGCCATCCGCGTTCTCGACAGCGAGGGCATTTGCGCCACCGAACACGGAGATATCATCCGTCGAAGACAGCGCGCCGTTGTAAAGCCTGACTTGCAGCGCATTGGTTTCATCCCAGCGCCATGTCGGGCCGGAATTGAAATCCGCAATCGTTTCGCCGATGGAAGCCGCGCGCAACAGCGTTGTATCCAGCGCGTAACCGGAATCGCTGGCGCTGCGATAGATCAGCACCGCGCCCGGCCACGGATTTGCCAACGCTGCCGCATAAGGCGCCCATGGCGTTTGATCGTCGGTCAGCAAAGGAAGATCGAGGAATGTGATCAACGCGCGTCCCGTGTAAACAATCGACTGGATTGCGGCAGGCGCGCGTTGCGGCCCGACAATCAATTCGTAAATCGACGGATCGGTCGCCACCACCTGCAAGGCGCGCGCGCCGGCATCGTCAATTTCCGTCACGCGCAATCGCCAGAAGCGCCCGCCGGCATTGAGCGAAACTTCATCCGCCGCATCGAGCGCAAGCTGCGACGGCGGAAGCGAAAAGACTCCCATTTCGCGCATCACCCATGCGTCCTGCAACAATTGTCCCGCAATGCCGATGGCCGTTCCCTGATCCATCACAATCGGCAGCGTGGATTGCGCCACGCGATCAGACAGCGACACCAACCTGCGCGCCTCGGCCACCGCCTGGCGATAATCCGCGTCGCCTTCGATATAGGAAATGCGCGAAGCCAGCGGCAGATCGGTTTCTTCCGCGCGCGTGAACGAATAGCCGAAACTCGGTTCGCCGCTATCGGGCACGACGAGATCGGTTTCAGAGAACGGCGTCGCCGTCGGCCGGCCGCGCGCCACGAAAACGATTTCGCCTTCGCGTTCCACCGCATCGAATTGATACGCCACGCTGAGCGGCGCAATCGCATCGCGCGGACTCATCGTGTCCGTCACCGCATAGCCGGTGACAAGCCCATCGAGATCGGAAACATCGCAATCGGTGAATTGTGCGTCGGCGCACAACGATGTGACGAGATCGGACAGCAACACCGCGCCCAGTCGCCCATTCAGCCAGTGACCCAGCATATAATTCGCCGTGTCGCCCCACACGTCGGACCGCGACGGAAAAAACGGAAACGGCCGCGCATCCCAGCACCACAGATAAATGTTGGACGTATCGACCATGCGCCCGGAATAAACGCCCGACGCGGGATTGTTCGCCGTGTCGCTCCAGAAATTGAGATGCGCTTCCAGAAAGCGGCGTTGAATCAGATCGTCGCGCTGACCGTTGGAATAATAAGGCAGCGCGCTTTCGCTCGATTTCGGATCGAAGAAAACATTGGGCTGGTTCGCGCCTTTATCGACCGCCGGGCATCCCAGCTCCGTGAAGACGATTGGCTTTGATTGCGGCGTCCATGCGGTGGGACTTCCGCTTTCGCTGCCATCGGGCCGGTCGTAATGCGCATTCGACCACCAGTTCCACAAATCCTTCGCGCGAAACACAAAAGGTTTTCCCAAACCATCGGTGATCGGCGTGCGGGTTTGGGTGTTGCGGTCGGCATCGCTCGCATAATACCAGTCGTAATCCTCACCGCCTTGAATATTGCGCGCGAGATAGGCCGCATCGTGAATATCGGTCGGGCCGTTGACCGCATCGTAATCGAGATGCGCTGTGCCGTCGCGCCAATCCGCCAGCGGCATGTAATTGTCGATGCCGACAAAATCGATATTCGTATCTGACCATAACGGATCGAGATTGAACAGCAGCGCGCCCGGCGCATCGCCCGTCTGATGATTGTTGTATTCGGACCAGTCGGCGCCATACCCAATCTTCGTGCCGCCACCGAGAATGCCGCGCACATCGGCGGCGAGCGTCTTCAACGCGGCGACCACCGGATAACCGGTCGCGCTCTCGCGCACATGTGTCAGCCCGCGCAATTCGGAGCCTATGAGAAACGCATCCACGCCGCCCGCCGCCGCGCAAAGATGCGCGTAGTGCAGCACCATGCGCCGCCAGCCCCAATCGTCGCCGCCGGTCCACGACACATTCGTTCCGCTCACGGAATAATCGGATGGCGACGCGCTGCCGAAGAAGGCATCGACCTGCGTGGCCGCCGCGCTTGTTTTATCGGGGCTTCCGCTCACGCCCGGCGCGGGATTGCATGTGATGCGTCCGCGCCATGGGTAAGCAGGTTGCGCGCTCGCGCCCGTATAAGGATCGCTCAGTGCGTTGCCGCTTGTGACGTCCATGAACAGGAACGGATAGAACGTAACGCGAAGCCCGCGCGACTTCAGATTCTGAATCGCTTTGACGACGCTTTCATCCGAAGGCGTGCCGCCATAGGCGGGAACGCCGCCGATTTGACTCACCACATGCGCATCGGCCCGCGCCACGCCGTTGACGCTCCAGGTTTCGGGATACGTGTCCTTGTAATTCGTTTCGACGCCGGGCTGGATTTGAATTTCGTTCGCGCGCAAATCGCTACCGAACCAGCCGACAACCAATGCCGCAGCACCGACATTCGGCGCGATGGCCTGAAGATCATCCAGCGACGCGGTAAAATCGGCGACGCCGCTGGCGTTATGCGCGTTCTGCGGCGTTGTCGTGCCCTCGCCATCATCGGCGGTGATGACCTCGGTCGCGTAAACAAATTCGCCCGCGCCGGGAATGAGGCACACGCCTGTCAGTTTGTTTTCCAGCGCGCCCGGATTGTCCGACGAAATCGCGCGAATGATCTCGAACTGCAATTGCGGAATGCGATTGCCGAATGCGGCGAGCGGCATGTCCTCAAACACGATGTATGCGAGGCCGCGATAGGCGGGCGTGTTGCCGTCGCCCTCGATTTCCTGAATCAGCGGATCTTCGGTTTGATCTTCGGCGCCCGCGTAAAAGCGCGTCGTGTATTGCGAAAGATCGAGCAGATTGCCGCCTGCCCACACGCGGCCGATGCCCGTGGCAACGCCTGCGCAAAGCCCAACCGCAAAAGAAATCGAATAGGTGTAATCCGTTTCGTTGACGCCAGGGCCGAGACCTTTGCCGCCCACTTTCGTTGTCGTCGCGGTTTCCTTGAATTGCGATGCCCACAGCAATTGACCCGCAATGCGCACGCGACCGTAAACGCGCGGGATCGGCGCGCCTTCTGTGGATGTTTGAATATTGATATCGGAAAGACGCGGTCCCTGAATTTTGCGGCCGGGCGCAAGCGCGGAATCGATTTCGCTGCCGATGAAGGCGCCGACCGCCTGGCCGATTTCCGCGCCGGTGATCGTGACGCCCATGACGGTAAAATCGGGCAAAAGATCGCCGAGCGCCTGACCGGCGGCGCTTAAGACAATGGAAGCCATGGTTCAAATCCTGAATGCGTAAGCGAGTTTCTTTTTCCAGAAGGCGGAGAACGGTTCTTCGCTGACGCGCTTGTTCTGGCGTGCGTGAATCAGCGTCGGCTGTCCGTTATTTTCCGCGACGATGCCGCAATGTTTTGCGGGGCCGCGCGCGATTATGCGAAACAGCGCAACATCGCCGGGCACGATTTCATCGCGCGGAATTTCGCGCGCGTGGCGCGTGAGGCCCGTATAAAGCGTTTCTTCGCCGGTTGCCTCCGCCCAGTCCGGCGAATAGGCGGGAATGCTCTGCGGCTCCGCGCCTTCCAGTTCGCGCCACACGCCGCGCAACAGACCGAGGCAGTCGCAGCCCGCGCCTTTCAGACTCGCCTGATGCAGATAGGGCGTGCCGATCCAGCCGCGCGCGGCGCGCATGATTTCAGTGTCCGTTGCCATAACGACTGCCTCCCTCAAGCGACAGGTTTTGCACTGGTGAGGATATGATCGCATCGTTTCCAGGCATGTATGGAAAGCCTCGAAAATTCACCGCGTTGTCGAATTTCGCTTTGCAAGTGGCAAACTGCTTGTCGCAACCGGCGCTGATCGCAAACGCATCGCTTGTAGCGATGGCCTCACTCATTGATTGCCACAATTCGATGCTGACGCCGAGCGCGGAAACGCCGTAGCGTTTCACTTCCATCGCGCGGCCCGCATTCGCGCCGCTGGTCCATGTCAGTTTGCCGCCCGTGAACCAGCCATCGATGTAAGCGCCGAGGCCGGATGCCATGAAACGGCGATTGTCTGACGCGATTGCAACCGCGCCATCGCCGGTGAATGCCGGGTCGGCAAGCGAAATTGTGCAACGCGCATCGCCGAGATCGGCGTCGCAGGAATATCCGTAAGCGCGGCCGACGGCCTGATTGAGCGCCTGTGCCAGGCCGCGCAACTCGGCTTGAAACCCGGTTTTGCCGCGTTTCACCTGACCCAGATTGCCTTTGCGCATCAGCACGCGCTGGTCCGGCGAGGCCCAGTTCACGCGCCAGATTTCGATACTCGCATTGTCGTAAAGCCCCGCCGCGAGATCGGATTCGTTCAGCGTGTCCGAAGACAGCGCGCCCACGACGGCGAGATTGTCCACCGCGAGATTGAGCTGCGATTGCACTTCGCTCGCTGTGAAGCCGCTTGTCGCTTCATAGGTGACGCCGTCGAACACGACCGCCACATCGTGATCGGTGAACCCCTGCACCGCGCTGTCGTTGCGCGTGATCCTCCAGCACCAGCACAAAGTGGTGGCGCCGGAGTCGAGATGATCCTGCATTCCGTCTGGCAGCGTTTTCACAACAACACCTCGACCATCGGAATGTTTGGGATTTCGCCCGCCATGAAATTGGAGAGATTGATTGAAAGAGAATCCAAATCGAAACGCACCGGCGCATCGAATTCGAAACCTGCGGTGATGGCGGCGGCGTTGGCGGGTGCGGACGAGAATGTCATGATGCCCGTCGTTGGATCGGTGCTGACACCGCTCGATTGCAACACGCCTGCAACCGCGATTTGCACCGAGCCAGCCACCGGCTTCTTGATCGTGCGCGTCCAGCTTGCGGAACCGGAAATGTAGTTCTTCACAAGCTGAAATGTCGTCGTATGACCGTCGCCGGTGCCAATGGCCTGATCGCTCGGCAGCACGCTCGCGCCGGGCGCGCAGGATTTGAAATCGGAAAAATCCTTGAAGCGGAATCCATAGAGCCGCGCCATGCGCGCTTCAAAAAACGCAATCGTGGCGTGCAGATCGTCCAGCGTTTTCACGCCATAGCCGACATCGTAACGCCGCCGCGAATTGGCCCACACCGCGTTGCGCTCCTCGAAACCGGAGCCGAGCGTGACGATTTCCGTCTTGCGCTCAGGCCCGCCGGTCGAATGAAACGCAATCGCCGTGGGGAAACGGACTTCATGAAAATTCATGTCAGAAATTCCTTTGGCCGCGGGCGAGCGCGCGCGTCATCATGGCCGCGATCTGCGATTCCGATTTCAGGAAACTTTGCGCATCGCGCGCCTGCACGTTGAGAACGATTTGCGGGCGGCTCGCGGACAACGCGCCGTTCGGCGCAATTGCGCCGCTTGACGACGGCACGAACAATTCCGGTCCCTGCTCGCCGACGAGATAGGGCGCGCCCGCATCCACCGGCCCACCGCCCGCGCGCGTGCCCGCAATCGACGACAGCACGTTCGATGCAAACGAACTGATGAAGTCTTCCACCGGCTTGACGATGAACTGGTTGATCGCGACGCGGTCGAAATCCGCCAGGATCGCATCGACAAGCTGGTCCATCGAGCTTTTGCCCGAAACCGCCGCGTTTGAAATCGTGCGCGCGACCGCGCTGAAGCTTTTGTCTATTGCGCTTTCGATTGTGGCGCTCGTATCGGCGACGGGGCCGTTGGCGAAATCCGACAACGCCTTCGCGGCGGACGCGAGTGCGGCGTTCAACGGTGAAATATCCGCGCCGATTGAAACATTTTGCGTGGTGTCAGCCATCGGGATGCGCTTTCATCAGGTCTTCGAGTTCGGACCGTGCGAGCGGTTGCGCGACGCGTGGCCTGTGCCGCGCCTGCCAGCCCGCAACGCATGCGTTCCATTCCGCCAGGGTCATCGACCAGAACGTGTCGGGCGAAAGGCCCATCACGCCGAGGCCGAATTCGAGCCGGCGGCGCCAGACAAAGGGGCGTCAGTGGTCTCCGCCTGCGTTTTCGCAGCATGAGAAAGCCCCAATGCGTTGAACGCATCGGCGACCGCACCCACGATGGTTGCGAGATCGGCCGGAAGCTTCATCACATCGGCCGCCGTGAGCGAATGGCCGCCCGCGCGCAAAAGTGCCGCTGCAATCGTCGCCAGATCGCCGGTGCTGAAATTCTTCAGCCGGTCGGCGATCTGGCCGAGATTGTCGAGGCCCAGACCATGTTCGATTTCCGCGAGCGCGCCCAGCGTGAGCCGCATCACGAATTGTTCGCCGTTGGCGAGAAAGCCGGATTCACCGCGTACTGCATTGGTCATTTTAAGCTCCTGTGAAGGTGAGCGCGCCCTCGGATGCGAGCGTAAGGCTCAGTTTGAGTTCGCCGTTATATGGACCGTCATATTGGAGTTGCGTGACCTTGAACGGCCCTGCGACGGTGCCGAAACTGGGGATCACGATTTGCCAATCGGTCAAATCCTGATTGAAGAAGGCGCTGCGGATGGCGGCATCGGACGCCGCATCCTTGAACACGCCGGAACCGGAAATCGCCGATGAGACAACGCCGGAATTGGCCAGCAGCTCGCGCCACATATTGACGGAATCATTGTTGGTGATGTCCACTGTTTGCGCGTTGAACGAAAGCGTCGTGGCGCGCAGGCCCGCGACAGTCGTGAAGGTTTCCGGATCGCCGCCATCGCCGATTTTGATGAGCAGGTCTTTGCCGCGTTGTGCAGCCATGATGTTTCTCCTATGAATTGGGTTCGGTCACGGCGCGAAAGCGGACCGTGGCGTGGAATGTTTCGCCATCCGTCTCGCGCAGCGTTTCCTCGCCCTGATAAAGAATGTCGATAAGCGTTTGCCCCGTGAGCGCGAGCGATGCGCCGTCAAGGCTTTCGCGCACGACATCGGCAACCAGCCTTGCTTCCTTGCAGCCGCCATTGCGCGACCAGACATGAATCGCCAGCAGATGTTCGCTTCCGCCTTCCGTCGCCGTGCTCCAATCGTTCACCTGATCGTCGCCGACGATGACATACGGAAACGCGGCCTCGCGCGGCACCGCGTCGTAGATGCGCGGCGGATCGCCGATCAGTGTTTGCAGATCGGTGCTCGCCGACAGCTCGGCAAAAATCGCCTGCTGTAGCGCCCAGCTTGCCGAACTCATGGCAATTCCTCGCAAAGCAAAGTGGTGAGCGCCTCATGCGCGCCCGCGTCGAGCACCGCGTGAATGCGCAAAGTCCGCGAACCGACGACCACGCGCTGCCCCGCTACGACGAGCGAATTCCTTCGCAACATCACGCGATGGCGCACGCGCGATTCCACCGCGTCGGGTCCGAACACATCGCCGCCGCTCGTGGGTTCGATTGCGACCCAGGCTTGCGCGATCTCGTCCCAGCTTTCGGTGTAACCGCCGCCGCCATCGGGCGTGAGCGTTTTCGCGCGGATCGACGCGCGCTGGTTGAGCGCGCCGATCACAACCGCACCACGCGATAAGGCGCCAGCAACGCCAGCGCCGATGACGGCGCGTTCGCCGCCGCATCGCCGCGATTGACATAAAGATCGGCCACGATTTCGAGGATCGCCTGGCGGATCGCAAACGGCACATCGCTTTCGCCATCGCCGTAACCCGCGTCGAACGCAATTGCCACCGCATTGATCGCGCGCAGGCCAACCGGCGGCGTGACGCCGAATTTCAACGTCACGCGCGCCGGTTCGCCCGCCGCATCCACCTGATAAACGCCCGCATCGAGAACCGACGCCGTATCGTCCAGCGCGTAGGTTGTGATGCTGGTGACCGCCTGCAACGGCGGCAACGGAATCTCGATCGGCAGCGGCGGCACACTCGACAGCGCGGGCGGCAACCCGTCATCGGTTCCGCGCGAAGGCCACGCATCGAGCCAGAGAACCCAGCTTTGCGTGACGAACGCGCGGCCCGTGTGCCATTCGGCACGGGCACGCGCCGCCGCGATCAGCGAGGTTATGAGCGCATCGTCATCGGTGACATCCGCCTTCAGATGCGCTTTCGCCTCGGCGAGCGTCACCGGCTCCGCGGCCGGCGGATTTATCAGTTGGAGGGACATGGTGTTGCTTTCGATTTAGGACGCGGCGAACTTCATCAGCTTGATGGCTTCGAAATTCTGCACGCCGCCGCCGACACGTTTCGTCGTGTAGAACAGGATGTAGGGTTTGGCCGAATACGGATCGCGCAGCACGCGAATGCCGACGCGGTCCACCACGAGATAACCGCGCGCGAAATCGCCGAACGCAATCGAATACGAATTCGCGGCGATGTCGGGCATGTCCTCGGCTTCCGCCACCGGATAACCGAGCAGCGTCGCGGGTTGTCCCACGGCGGTTCCCGGCTGCCAGATGTAATTGTCGTTGTCGTCCTTGAATTTGCGCACAATGCTTTCCGTCTTGCGGTTCATCACCCAGGCGCCGTTGGCGCGATAACCCTGCTTGGGCGCATAGGCGAGTTGGATCAGCGCATCGGCGGGATCGGAAGACGCGAACGCGCCCGCCGCACCCGATGCGATATATCCAATATTGCCCCAGCTCCACGACGCATCGGCGACATTGGTGTAGGAGATGAAGCCCTTCGGCTGGCCGGAGCCGCTGCCGCTGACGAAAGCCGCGCCTTCCTGTTCGGCGAACACGATCTGCACTTCATTGGCGAGCCATTGTTCGAATCCTTCATCGCGCTCACCTGATCTTCGAGCACGGCGACGCGATTGATCGCCGATTGATCGTCGGCGATCGTTGTTTCCAGCACCTTGATGCGTTCGGCAGCGGAGCCCGCCCAGAACAACGCGCCCGCGGTTTGCAGCACGAAGGCTGCGGCAACCGCAGACGGCAAGCG